ATTATCTATTAACAACGGACCTGTCATCGTACCACCAGCTTTAGATAGTAAACCTAAATTAGTTTGATCTATATTTCCGATGTCAGTAAAACCACCATTAGTTGAATTTCTTACTTTTAAAATATTACTTGTTGTATTTAAAAAAGTCATGCCAGCAACACATTGACTCTGGTTAAGATCTGTAGACTCAGCACTTTGACCTTGTAATGCTTTTAAAGCAGCTTGAATATCTAATCTGACAGTTTGACCAGAAGCATTATCAATATTGAAATTAACAACTGAAAGCGACATAATTAATTAATCTTTTCCCTCCATTTTACCCACCTTTACCAAAACCAACAGCACTGTAAGTAAAGTTCCTATCAATACTAGCATTGCTTGAGTTTTTAAAATGAACAGTAAATTGAGTTCCAGATACACCACTAAGTTCAAAATAATCACCTGATGCCATATTTTGTGGCGAAACTGCTACTGCGGGTAGAAAATTATTTAAATTACCAAGTGCAGATGTTCCAACAAAGAATGGTGCTGCAAACGTAACAGTTTTTGCACCAGCACCAGAAGCAATCACACCCGATTGTTCTGTTCTTGAGGACATTTCAGCAGTGTAACCTAGTTGCTGTAATAACATATTTTGTGCAGGGTCAGTAGTTTCTAATGTCGCTCTAAATTGAAATCCTCTACCCTTGAATGTTCCATTAGAAATATCATTAAAATCACTATATGAACTCATATCAGTACTTGTTCTGACTGCTAACTTTGCATTAGTGTTTTCTGGAGCATCACCATCCCAATCAGCCCATGTATCCACAAATCCTGTTCTACTATCAAATAAAGCTGAAGGATAATAACCAGCACCTTGAAAATGTCTTTTGAGTGATAAAGAAAAAACACCACCCAAATCTAAAGTGTCGGCAAAATCATAAGTTCCTGTTGCTTTTGTTGCTGGACTTGAAATTGTAATATTGCTTAGTATTAATCCACCCTTAGTAGAATCATAAACAGTATTTGACTTTGCCCCGCTAAATGGTGTTGAATCTGTATCTTCTCTGTCTGTTTTAAGAACTATAGAATCTAATATTTGAACTGTTGATAGACTTACCTTTGCAGCGTTAGCACTAAAACGATCTCCGTCATCTTGAAACTTAAGTAAGTACGTTCCAGCGAGTGCAGGCACAATAACTTCAGTAGCGTTACCAGCCACAGCTTCTATTACGTCTTGAGATGCTTGGAAAGTAGCGTTTACTCCAGTTTGATTACTATGTCTTACATAAACCCTTCCACCATGTAAAACGTCTAAATCAGTAGATTGCGAAAATCTAAGTCTTACAAATTGCTCGTTTACAGGTTCTATTGTTAAATTTTGTACATCACTAGGTATTGCAGTTTTACCAACCGCATTGAAAGTACCAACTGCTGGATTAGCAGATAATGATAAAGCAGCATTATAAGAAAAAACTTGAAAAGTGTACTCCCCTATAGGTGTGTCCATTAACTCAAAATCAGAAGCATAAACTTCTTGAGTTACAAAATTACCATTTTCAAATTTGTAATTTACCTGATATTTACTAACTCCATCTACAGGTTTCCAATCCACAATAAGTTTACTATGAGCAATATTATTAATAGCAACTATTTGTTCTGTAATATTAAGAGCACTAGGAGGTGGAGCAGGTTGATTTAGCAAAGATACAGTTCTTACAGCAAAAGGAGCACCTGTTTCTATAAAGTCATATTTTCCTTCTACATGAGTTAAAGCAGTAATCGCATAATCAAATTCATTTCGTTCTTCAACTTGAATAACTCTAAATAGCTGAGTCTGTAAAGCATTACTGGATATTACATATGGTGAATTTGCGTTTGGTGCTGATGACAAGGCAGAATTTAAAGTTAAAACTCCTGATGAATTTGCAGTTATAGTTCTCGACTCAACAGTTCCATCGGGAAGAAGCACTGAAATAATCGGAGCATCATCTAATCCTATTCCTGAGTTAGGGTTACCATCTGTACCAAGAGTCGTTAAAGTTGTCGAGGCATTTGCATCAATAGTTATACTGCTAGTCGTAGCAGAAACAACTCGACCACCTCTTCTAGCTCCTGCCCTAACTGGATCGTTAACTTCAATAACAGAGCCAGGTCTTATAACTATTCCACTATCAATAGAAGTCGTAAAACTTACTGTTTCAGATTCATTTTGTTCACCAAAAAGTATTGCTCGACCTAAACGTGCAGCTTGTCCCCTGCTAGTACAAGCAAATGCTTTAATAGTTTTTTTAACATGACCTAATTTAGAGATTGCTGTAGCATCTTCAACAACTTCAAAATCAACCTCTTTTGAATCCATATTGAAGTAGCTTACGGAAACAATTGAGTGTCTTTGTCTTAAGCTACTTCCAGAATAACTAAAGCCACCCGCTCCTACATTCGCTAAATTAAAAAGATAACTAGCTGTAGTCGGTTTATCTTGGCTTATCATTATTGATCCTGCTGACCATATAGGCATACATCTCATAACTCCTGCTAAAGAGTTGATAACATCAAAAGCTTCTTGTGAATTTTGAATATTAACATTACAACTAAATCTAGCTTCTGTTGCACCAGATCCACTACCATCATCAACTAATTCATTTGCATATTTACTAGCAGCTACAAAACTAAATAAATCTAAATTACTCTCAGTTATATGATCTCCAAATCCATACCTTGTATTAGTTAACAAATCTAGTAAGCACATTGCTGGGCAATTTGTATAAGTAGCAGCACCCAACACACCATTAAAAATGTAACCTTCAGGATAAATTATTCTGCCTGTAGCAACATCTACAGTGGGTGTTCCAGAGTTGTTAGCTCCTGCACCTGGAATTTTTACTTTTATTCCACGAAGGCGAAATTTTCTAGTAGGTATATTACTGAACTGCTTACTATCTAATCTAAGTGAAGTGTATGCAGTGTTTGGATAGGTAGATTGATTATCAAGGACTTCTTGAAAACTGGTAAACTGAAACGCATTTACTCTGTTACTATCAGTTGAATCTGCTGTTACCCTAACAACTTTAATATCTACGGTTGTGTATCCAGCAGTTAACTCTACCCTATGATCTCTTGCATAAGCATCGGCTGAACGACCACTAACTTCATCTTCTATTTTAGTTGTAAATCCTCCTGAATCATGCTGTACCTGTATTTTATATTTAACAGTATCACCTAAAATGTCACCATCTCTAAAAAACTGTAGAGCAGGCCAAGTAAGTGTAACTATAACAGCAGTAAGATTTGTAGTGGTAATTTGTCTTATGACAGGAGCAGCTACAGTAACAACTACTCCAACACCGTTAGGAGTTCTAGGTGCAGTTGTAATCCCAGGAATAAATTCTTGATTAGACGTTCCAAATCTGCTATTAAATGTAACGTTTTTAAAATTAAAATCAGTGTCGGCTGGACTTGAGTTGTCAGCAGATTCTTGAAGTACAGGAGTATCATTTAAAAAAACATCTTTTAAAAAAGCGTTATTATAAGCTGTTGTACCTTTTGTGAGTTCAGCTTTAGACGCTGTAGCTGAACCTTCAATTTCACCTTCAGATAATAAGTCTTGGATAGTAGCAAATTGCCTACTGTGCATATTGTCAGGTGTAAATTTAGGCTTTTTACCTTGATCGCCTGGACCACCAGCACCTCTAATAATTCTTTTATTAGTAGTCATCCTTCTACCTGGTTAGTATCTACTCCTGCACTTATTACAACACTTCCTGTAAAAATTTCACCATAAACTATAGGCACGGGAGTTCCCGCTCTAGAAGTATTCTGCACTCCACTAAAACTAAATGACAGTTGAGGATTATCTTCTGACTCAAACTTTTGTGGTTTAGGTAAAGGAAATAACATTTCATTCACACCCATAAGTAATAAACCTATACCAATATTTCCTACTGCTGCCATGAACGGACTTGCAGCTAATCCTCCTGTTGCTATAAAACCAATACCTTTAGATCCAAGTGCGAATCCAGCACCTCCAGATGCAATTGCTAAACCTATAAACGCAACTCCAGCTAGTGTTTTACCAAGACCTCCTGATCCAGCTATCACAGGAATAATATGAATGTCTTCATTACTTATAGGGTAATTTAATTCGTTTTTATCAACAGTATAAGTTCCAACTTTGACTTGATAGTGTTTTGGATTCATATGTTTTTCAACTTCAGGAAAATTATGAATAAGAAAACTTGCTACTTTCCCAAGAGTATCAGCTTGTATTTCAAATTCTTTATGACCTACAAATTCAGCAAGTTCACCATATAGTTTTACTTTACGCAACATAACGATACCTCCCTCCTGTACATTTTAATAACCATTCAGAATAAGGTTCTTTACAAGATAGTCTATCTGTTAAATGATGTAATACCTCTCCATCTAAAAAAATCGCTACATGATTTAAACCATTTCCTAAAATTGACATAAATAAAAGATCACCATTTATAAGTTTTTCATCAGGTCTTAATTGTCTAAATCCTGTTCGCCATGCACATCTTTCAAACATTGGATCTTTTATAAATTCTTCAGGAGTGCTGGGTCTTTCCCAATCTCTAAGTTCTATATTTCTCTCTTCTTTATACCAATCTCGAACTAAAGCCCAACAATCTGTAATGCCCCAAACCCATTGCCGACCTAAAAGAGGTGGTTTGTATCCACATGGCTCTAGATATGCCCATTGTTCTGTTTTTGGATTAACAATGTACCAAGGTAAATTGCTGTCCTCACAACTAATTTTGTCTGCTTGACTAGGTGTAGGTGGGGTTATTGGATGACTATGAACTACTGCAACTATTTCACCTGTATTGTCAGCTTTTACATAATCTTCTGGGTCGATAATAAAACACTGATGATCTGTCATAGATAAGTTTTTGCATGGATAGTATCTTTCTTTTCCTTTTATATTTAATAGTAAGCCACAAGCTTCTTTAGGATCTTCACGTTGAGCATGAAGTAGTGCCTTGTATTTCCAACTCATTATGCAAACGTACCAATAGCAGGAAACTCTGCACGAGTGCATTGTCTTTTAGGGCAAAATACTCCTGCTAAATCAAGAACCGATGCAAGTTCAAACTCTACAACTTCTCTATTTTCTCCTGATTTTCTGTCTATTGTATAAATTTCTCTAGGAAATTCCGCTTTAGGATCAGCAGTTGCGTTTGTATTGTCCGCAAAATTTACTGCATCAATGTATTTTGCTAATGTCCTTATTCTAGTTACAGTAGCTCCTGTTAAATCATTGCCAGCAGTAGTTTCATTCACAGTTAAAAGTATTGCAGAAATACTCAATCCTGTAACAGAACTTCCTGTATTACCTCCATTGCTTACTGCAAGTTTGGGTCGAGGTAGTTTACCTTGCTGAAATGCAAAACCTGTTGCTTGAATAGGGAATCTAAAATATTGATTGCCATCCCATGTGATTTTATTGTTAGCGTTAAGATTACTTCCTGCATGAAAACGATAAATAGTATTAGCTCCGTGCAAAGCATTATCTAATTGAAGCGTAAATAATTCAATAATTGCAGAAGGATTTATTGATTGTAAATCTGCAAAAGTACTACTGAAAGAAACATATCTAACATTATTATCATAAACAGTTGTACCGATTGTTTTTGCCCAATTTGGCTCGCCACTGCCTGTAGTTCCAGCTTGAGTGACTTTAAAAAACAGCCCATTGTTAGCTGAAGTAGGAGCAACTATATCATTTAAATTTAAACTCGCACTAGCGGACCATGTGATTGTCATGTGGTAGGCTCAAAAACTTCTCTAAAAGTAGCTGTGATATTAGCTCTATTGTTGTATGGTATCGACTTACTCCAAGACTCGCAAACAAATTGAGAAGAGCTAGGTTCTCCTGGTGGAGTAAATGTAAAGCTAGCAGAATCTTCCGCACGAGCATCTAAAAATGTTTCTATCGTATCGGCATCTGTTTCAGATACATCAAAGCTAAGACTAAATTCTTTTGGGTTTTGATTTAGGCCAAATAAAAGCCTATGTTCATAACCATCACCGAAACGAATGATTCTAGTATTTGGACTAGAGTTCTTTTTTTGTCCGTAAGTTGGTTTGATATTCGGAAAAGTTGCCATTACGCTAATAATCCTCCAGGTCTTTTCTGTTCTATTAATTCTGATTGTATCGCAGCAGAAATAAGAAGACCTAATTCTCTTCCTTGTTGATCATCTCCTTCTACAGCCGAACCTGTTGCATCTACATTTACAACAATATTTGTTGGACCGCCCATCGCTTCATTAGGTGTAATTCTTCCTGACACACCAGGAGTAAACAATTCAGGGCCACGTTCTCCAACAATGTAACTACTACCACCTTTTACTGGTCCTCCATTTGCTCTGAATATAGATCCTAATAATCCTGAACCCCTCTCAAAAGTTCCTCCAAAATTACCAAAAAGTCCTAAATTTAAAAATCCATCAATCATTTTATTTAAAACATTATTCAAAAGATCACCTAATGTTGTTGTTCCTTTAATTAATTCTTTAATACCATTACCCATGTCTTGTGCAATTATTCCTGAAACTTGTCTAAAAGGATCTATTAAAGCTTTTGTATTTTCAACTACTTGTGCTTGTGTATCTCTTGCTATTTCTAATTTTTCTATCTTTTTCTCTAATTCTTTATTTACTTCCTCAGTTCGTTGAGACATTTCAAATTGTAATTCATTTTCTATATTTACTAATGCAAATTCTTCTTTTTTCAAAGTTAATTTTTCAGTACTTGTAGTCAACCTAAGTTGTTCTAGTTCTAATGCTTGCTTTAAAGGTAATAACTCTTTTTGTTCAAAGGTTGTTCTTGCTAAATCAATTTTTGATTTAAGTGGATTAACTGTAGATGAAGAAGGAGAAGCAGTAATACCTGGCTTACCAAAGTCAGGATTTATTGGCACACCATTAATAATTGCATTACCTTCACCAGCAGGAATATTACTTGTTGATAAATATTTCTTTTTAAATCTTTCAAACTGTTGAGTTGGATCACCTCCAGGACCAAACATTAGAAAACTTAAAGCTTTTTCAAAGAAATTACCTCCCGTACCAAAATAATCTTCAAACCTACCTTCAGGACCCATAATTGCTTGTTCTATATTTTTTTTAGGATTTTTCCCAAATTCTTGTAGTTCTTCTAAAAATGGAGTTAAGTGATCTGCTAAAAATAAAGTAATTTGAGTTCCTAATAAATTTATTTGATTTTCAAACTCTTGTAATTTTTTAGTATTTAATTCTATTTCTTCTGCTGAGAAACCAAGCTGTTCTTGTCCTTTCTCTAATAGTAGTTCAGCAGCTTGAGCTTTCAATCCCAGTTTTTCTAACTCCAAAGCTAAATCTCCTGTTTCTGTTCCTGCTAATCCAAATTTAGAAACTAACTTCTCAATATTTTCTGTAGGTTTTGCAAGTGCTTTTGATAAGTCATCTAAGGCACTACCGATAGTAGTACCAGCGATAGAAAGTGCAAAGCCCATTTGTCCCATTCCAGGTATTGCTGATAATGCTCCACCAGCTACACCACCTAAAGCACCACCTATTGCTGCTGTTGGTCCTTGTCCAAATAGTAAAGGAAAGCCACCACCAATAATTCCACTACCTATTGCTCCAGTAACTCCTCTATTTACCATCTTTTGACGATTTAAAGCTCTATCTTTTCTGGCTCGTAAATCTCTTAACTTATTACCTCTCATTAATAATTGATGTTCTCTTTGCTCTACAGTTTGCATACCTGTTTGTGCTCTAATAGCATTATCAATAGCTTTTGTTCTTCTGTTGAGTGCCTGTCCATATTTATTTTCACGCTTTATTAGTTTCTCTATAGATTTATTAAATTTATCACTTCCAATCTCAGCTTTATTTAAATGCTTTCTTGTTTTCTCAATTTTTCTATTTAATTTTTCTAAATCTTTGCTCCCTTGAACAGCAAGTCTTAGATTTACTGTATAGTCAGCCACTTAAGAAAAATTAAAACATTTATTTTATTCTACCTCTTTTCCCTTTCAAAGCACTACTTCTTTGTGCTTGTTGTTGTTGTTTTTCAAAGTCTTCATGTTCAAGTTCTGCATACGCTACCCAACCGATCATTTCTTCAACAGTTAAAGTCTCTGAAAGTTCAGCAACAGTTTTTCCTAATTGTTTAGCAAGCGAAAAAATAAATCGCCAATTATTATTAGCTTTTCAAATCGGCTTTAGCCTCTGATACCTCCTTAGTTTGACCAGCTTCTATCATGGCTAATTGTATCTCCTGCAAAATATTTGCTTCAACTTCTCTTCTAAGAGATGCTTTGTCACCATCTTGAAAAAGTCTGCTTCCTTTTTCATCTAATGCTTTTTCAATCATTAATGCTAAAGCAAAATCATTTGTATCATTAGAATTACTTTTTTTCTGTATTGCTTCTCTTTCAGCAATAGTAAGTGGATGCCAATAAACGCTTAAAATTACTGTTCCGTTTTTTACTACATCATGTTGATATAGCTGGCTTACACCAAAACTATTCTTTAAAAGTTCAATTGCTCTAGTCATAAATAATACAATGCTATTCTATTATACTAGGCATTAGCTGAAAATTGGCAAGATATTACACCAACGAAATGACTTCTCTCTTCAATATCTAATAAATTTGGTCCTACCATGTCCTGAACTCTAGGTTTTACTGAAAAAGTATCAGTATAATCAGAAGCGTTTACAGAAGTTAATCCGTCTATAACTTTTTCTGCTATCTCTATTAATGATTTTGTTCCTGCATTTTTTGGAACATGAATATTGCATTGAATTACTCCAGAATAATAATCTATAGCTGCACCGTGAGGTTGAATAGTTGATTGTGAATAGTTTATATTCATCACTACATATCTTTGTTCTTGTCCAGGGGTATTAAAATTTAAATTGTCATAAACCATTGATATGGTTGGATCTTCATCTAAAACAGCATCGGTAACTGCTTTTTCAAATGCAGCACGGGTATTTTTTAAACTCATAAGTTAAGCTCCGAATAACCAGCCTG